CTGCATACCCTAATATTTTATCTATCAACAATGGTTGATCTGATTTATGTATTTCAAAGTCTTGAGAATCTAATTCATTATATATATAGTGACCTAGTTCAATATCTACATTAAATCCCCATTTAGGATCTGCTGGGAATTTTAAATAATTTAAAGCAACATCACCAGTTAGCGTAGGAAATAATGTTATTTCTCCACCCTCATAAATATAAACAGGATAATGAGCTGTAGGTGCTGTTAATGGAGATTGATTAGTTGTATAAACCTCATATTGTTGTATTCTTTGAGCTTCTCTATTACTATATATTACAGAACCTAATTCTTGAACAGATGCAGTAGGCGTTACCTTTGAAGAGCCATTCAATGTTAATGTTTCATTTGTTTTAAATATAGATATTTTTTCATCTAGTAAAGCCATCCTATCAGCGTAAGCTAATGATGTTTGAGGCATTCCAAGCAATTGATTTAAATCATCAAAGTACTGAGTAAAAATTTCTTGTTGCGCTTGAGCAGCAATTTTGTTGAACTCGTTAGGCGTCAACACTCCTCTTTTTTCTTGTTCCAGCACAACTAGAACAGCTTTATAAACCTTGTTTATGTCTATAGCCATTTTCTTTTATTTTTAAATTTGCTTGTTTAATATAAGAGGCTATGCTATTATAACCTCTTATACTTTTTATTATTACACGTTATTCTAAGTTTTTCTCTACTGATCTATAAACTTCTACGCCTTCATCGGTTTTAAAGTAAGCTGCCATTGCAGAGTATGGGTTTTCGTCAAAAGGTACTGTCATTAATTTTCTACCGTTTGATCCCCAAGTAAATGTTCTTTGATCTTGCGACAATTTAATAATACCCATTTCAGAAGCTTTTATAGCTATGTTTCTTAATTGTACATTGTCGTCATTTGCTAACTCCATAAACAAATCTGGTTGTCTTTTAGCAAATAATAATAGATCTCTTTTTAGTTCTTTAGTTGTCATGCTTGAAACCTTAGACCCTAGTTCAACACGAAGTATTGCTTCAGCGTCATCAACATCCATAGTTCTTGCGGCCATCATTGCGTCTATTTGAACTTCTAAATCTTCTAATTCATCTTCGGCTATAGCTACTGGATTATGTTCGTAGTATTTATTACCTAATAATGGATGATATAAAGATAGTAATTTTTGTAGGTTTTGTTGTTCTTTTTTAACATATAGAGCGCCGTCTTTAAACATTATATGTCCTAATGTTGCTTGACCGTTTTGCTCATCTATAAAAGGAGAATTTTGATTTGTTGCGTATCTAAGTTCTCTTTGAAGACCCTTGTCTTTATCAAAATATAATAAAGGGTGTCTTGATGTATGTTTGGATGAAATTGTTAATGTTAAAGGTGCTTGACCTATAACTATGTACATTCTATCCTTTATTTCCCAACTTGGTTTAGCTGGTTCTTGTTTCTTTGGAGCAGTCATTACTTCTTGCTCTTGTACTATTTCTTTTTTTGCTACAGGCTTTTTAGCTGTAGTCTTGTTTGCATTTGCTGCCATAATATAATATAATAAAATTTTTAATAAGAGTAATAATTACCCCTGTCAGTTCAACAAGGGTAACTACTACATTAATTTAATCGGTACTAGTCTGTGAATAACACAAAGTTGTTAGCCGCTTGAGTCACTAAACATCTTTCAGATAAGAAGTGAACCTCCATAGCATCTAAATCAGAAGTAGCAGCGCCACCTACAGATCCAGTGATCCAGTTTTTCATTCTTCTATCATCAGCTTGAGAAGCTCTATATCTTACGTGTAAGAAAGGTCTTCTGATGTTAGTTCCTAATATTTGATCGTAAACTGTAGAAGTTCCAGCAGGTACTAATACTCCTTCGATACCAGACTCAGCAACACCACCACGAGTAGAAGCGTCGTTTAAGTACTTCCAGTCAGTTTTGTAGAAGTCATAAGAACCTCTTCTGAAACCAGAGAAACCTAAGTTCAATGCCATTTCTTCAGAGTTTTCAAATACACCGAAAGAACTACCCCCACCGTAATAAGCACCAGCTCCAGCTGTTTGTCCTACACCAGCTAACATATCGTCAAAGTCTAGAGAAGTTTCTCTATCTAAGAATAACATGTTTTCTTCGATGGCTCCTTGAGTATCTAAGTTTTTAAGAATTGAATCAAACTGAGCTAAACCAGTTGTTGCAGTAAAGTCTACTAATACATTTCCACGGCTTTTAACAGCAGCAAAAAGACCTTCAGTACCTCTAGCAGTTGTAGTTGAACTTCCAGATTTTAATTCACCTTCTACCATAGACATTTCTAAGTAGTCTTCAAAACGTAATCTTGTTTCAGATTCAGCTTTTAAGTACCATAAGAAACCTCCTTGACCAGACTCAGTAGCTACTTCAACCCATCCAATCTGAGCAGTGTCAGATCCATTGATTGCATACTTGTCTTTGATGATAATAGGAGAGTTAGAATATTGAGTGAAAGAAGGTGTTACAGAAACTCTGTTAGCATCTCCAGTTCCTTTTCCATACTCAGATCCGTATACGAAAATCTTAAGCGCTGGTCCACCAGTTACTAAATCTACTTCAGCAGCACCTGCTCCAGTTCCATCTAAAGCTTCTTGCGAATAAGGCGCTACAGTTAATACACCTGCACCTAATGCACTACCAGGGGTAGCTCCAGAAGCAACAACGTAACAGTTTAATTCTGCTCCATTTGCTGGATTCATCACTACAATTGTAGAACCAGGAGATACAACGTTTTCAATACCAGCTCCTACAGGAATAGTTAAAGTAGAAACTTTTGCTCCTACAGCACCTGCATTAGTTGCTATTACATTCTCGTAAGAGATGTGTAATCTATTTTGCTCAGACCATACTACTTGATCAGAAGTCATTGGCATTTCAGCTCCTACCATTCTTAAGAAACCGCCTAAGGTTCTATTTCCATAACGCTCTACTTCAGCTTCATAGATTTCTGGTAAGTACTGCTGTGCGAAATCATTCGTGCCGTCAGTAAAGTTTAAATAATTGCCTTCTAAGGCTTGTTTTTTTTGCGTTGGAATTAAGCTTCCAAACGCTGGGCTTACATTTGCCATAATTTTTTAATTTTTTAGTTAAATTTTTTTGTTTTAATTTTAAGCTTAGAAGAATCATAACCGCTTATTGACTTAACTTTTATTCCGTTTACGAACTCGCCAGAGGTAGTTTGTCTTGGCTCTGTGCTTGGATTTTTAGAACTACTAACTATTTCTTTAGTAGCATCTGTTCTTCCTTGTTCATAAAAGTGATTAATAATCTTGTCAGCATTTGAAGCGATATAAATAGCTTTGTGATAACCCTCTGTATCTTTTACATTACCACTTTCGTCAAGAAACTTTCCTACGAAATTGTTAATGCTTGATTGGTTCTCTGCAACTTTATTTGGATCTTGTAAACCATATCTAAACTTCTTTTTACCTACATTGAAGTCAAAACCTTTGAATTCATTAGTAAAGTAATCATTTGTTTTTGATTTAAAGTCCGAATGCTGCTGCTCAGCTATCTTCTGATCTTCTTGATATCGGTTGAAAAACTCTGTTGCTTTTTGTTGTTCCTGAGTAACGCCGGGTCTCAACTTGATTTCGTCGTAATATTTACTTTTGGTGTTTTCCAAAAAGCCTTTTGCTTTTGCAACTTCTTCTTTAAACGCAAGTTTCTTTTTGCGTATATCTTTTTCCTCATCTATGTCTTCATCATAATCGTAGTCTTCTAATAGTAAGCTAACGTCATCTGATTCTAGATAAGGTTTTGTTTGTTTGTAATATTCTTTTAATAGTGTTTTGTCATCAACACTTGAGTAGTCTGCATTTAACCTAACGTAGTCCTCTACTGATCCGCCTGTCTCTTCCATAAAAGTAACAAGTTTGTCTATATTTTCAGGTAGTACTCTTTGTTCTGCTACTGGCTGAGGTTGTTGTTCAATAACTTCTTCAGTCTCTTGAGTAGGTTCTTCGTCTACAATTTCTATAATACCATCTTCTTGTTCAACTTCGGGTGTATCATTTACAACTACAACAGGTTCTTCAGTTGCATCTTCTTTAACTTCCGGTATTACCACCTTAGCAACTTCTTCAGCTACTGGTTCTTTTACTTCATCTATATTGACCTTTATAGGTTCATTAGATTGATTACCTAATTGCTTAGGGTTTGTTTTCTTGGATTTAATTTTAAAATCCCCTTCTTGTTTTACTTCTGACATAATATAATATAATTAAATAATTGTTTATTAGCTAGGACCAAATTTATCTATATCAAAACCACCTAGATCATCATTACCAGCTGATTCAAAATCCGTAGGTAGTAAATCATTTTGTCTTTGATTTATTAATTCAGATTGTTGTGTTCCTTGTATTTTAACACGCTTATCTTTCCTATCTTCTTTGTTGTTATCTTTACTCATAAGTGCATCAGACTGAGCTTTAGCTAGTTGTAATTGATACTGAAACTCTTCAGCCATTAACTCTTTCTTTATTTGAGCCTCTGTTTGCATTCTTTGAATTTCAAACTGTGACTTAGCTTGCTCTAGACTTACCTTTTCTTGAGTAAGGGCTTGTTGCTTTTGTAGATCAGCCATAGCCGCTTTTTCAGCTGACTCAGCGTTTGCTTGCGCTTGAGCTTGAATGTTAGCTTGCTGCTGTTCTTGTTCTCTTTTTATTTTTTGACTTTGCCTCATCTTCAAAAACTGATTGGCTAGTTTTATATTTTTAATATCCCTAATGTCAATAGCGTCTGATAAAGCAATTACTTGCGTTTGCAAAGCTACTTGTATGTTTTGTTCTAATAAAGCTTTTTCTTCATCTTCTGGCTCTAACTCTAAATAAATACCAAAATCATGTAACTGCAGGTTAATCAACTCCTCAAGAGTTTTAGTGTTAAATGTGCTTATAGCATTTGTTAGAGCATTTTCTGTTAAAGGGTTCTCAATAACATCAGCTACTTTTAAACTTATATTCTCACAAGTTCTAATTGTTAAGTACAGTAAAGAATCTAGTACGTGTTTAGTTGCAATATTAGAAGCGTTAGCTGCCATTTTCTGCAAACCTAATAAAGAATCTTTATTTGGAGCGCTACCGTCTCTCGCTTCATTTAACCCGGTTACATCCCTTATCATTTGTAGATAATACTGATATGTACCAATTAAACTTTGTATTTTTCCTTGACCACTTGAAGACGACAGCTCTTGCACGGGTACTTTACCTCTATTTAATTCACCGTCTTGAGTCAATGATCTACCCACAACAGAACCCGTTTGAAAGTACATGTTCAATGCCTCAGCTGGATTATATGTTGTACCATTACCCAAATCAACTTCAGCTAAACCATCCATATCTAAGAATACACCATCTGGCACTATTCTAGACATCACTTGCTGTAATTTAAGATGCGTTATCTGTATCATATCAGCAAAGCTAGTAATTTTACTAACTATAGATTCTATACGTCCTTTGTACATTCTAGGTGCAGATATACAGTAATTCATCATTACCTTTGTAGTATCAGCCGTGGGTCTGGTCATATTTTGAGCCAACTTCCACTCTAGCATTATGTTCGTACCTAATACTTTTGCGCCGGTATATAAAACTTCTATTGTTCTAGATATTCTGTCAAAGTTATCGTTAACTGGTGGATTAAATGTGTCAGGCTTTTCTAACGTTTTTTCTAACCCTTGATCTGTTTTCTTTATTTTAAATACCTGATCTGAGTATGTTTTGTATTCAAAGTATAAAACTTGAATAGTATTTTCATCGTAATTACCCCAATTAGTTACATACTGAGAATTACCAGGCATGTCCTGTATTTTTTCTAATTCAACTGTTGATAAATTTGGGAATTGCTTTTTAAGCTCTGATAAAGAAATTGATTTTACTTCACCTACGTAATATATATCCTCAAAGTTTGGATCCTCTGTGTATGAATAAATCATATTAGCAGGATCAACATAGTCAGTAACTATACCTTCAGACTTGTTGAACGAGGTTTTAACAGCTCCAATACCTATAGTTGTTAAATCTTGAGCTAATCTTTTCTTTGTTTCATCGTACTTATTAAACGAAAGAACGTTATTTATAACCTCTTCTTCTGCAATCTCCACGTTTTGTTTATATGTCATTTGCATGTGTATATCCAACTCTTCCTTGCTTTGAGGTAAAGCTTCTAAGTCGCCCGTCATTGAAAAGTCCATGCCTAAGTTTTGCTGTATATTTTGCAAAGCTTCTTTAGTATTCATATCTCTTTCAACAGCGGCAGCGTAATCAGTTCTGCTTTTTACAGAAAATGGATCTTGAGCAAAAGCACTTATTTCATAAGTCTTATTAGACATTCCATTTACAACAATATCAACAAACTTTGATATAACTGGTATTGGTTTCCAGTCTAAATTAAGATAAGACAAATCACCGTTTATGGATAATTCATCTTTGTACTTTTGTATTGATTGCTCTCCTCTTGCATATAAACGCAGTGAATGAAAGCTATTCCAATTGTTTAAGTATCTATTACCATTACCTCTTCCTTGATTGAACCATTCTTGTTCAATAGCTCTAGAGACTTGTAAGCCGTAATCATAACTGGCTTTTACTTCGTCACTAACAACCTGGTTAGGGAAAGAACTATCGGTATTTGTTTGTATTTTCATTTATCTTAATATTTTAGACGTAGAACCTCTATTGTCATATCTTTTAATTCCTAAATCGTAAACCTTTTTTTGCACTGGACTAACCGGTGAGTATAGGTTTTTATTACAAGCCATTATCGCTAAACCTGAACTTATAGAAGCATCATGTTTTGTTCTGTTGTTTATATTAAACTTACCCCAGTCTTCTAATGTTCTTTGAAAATACATATCTCCATAACCAGCTTCTGTTCGTCCAACACAAGTTTCTATATATGATTCTATAGCTGCAGCGTGTGCTTGCTTTATATCTTCACTGGAGTTTGGTATACCACCTATTTCTCTTTCAGTTACAGATAATTTGTTTAATCTTTTATCAGGTCTGTTCATTGAAAAACCTCTATAGCCTCTTCTTTTAAAATGATACAGTAATCTAGGTTTGTTATTTTCCGCAAGTAATGGCATACCGTAAAACACGCAAGCCATTAATACGTCTTCAAAAAATATCTCAGCAGTTTGTGGTCTAGCTATATATTCTAAAAAGAATCTATTAGGCGGAACATCTTCCATGCTAAACTTAGTTAAACCGTGCAAAGCTCCGTTAGAACCTCTCTTGTCAACTGTACCTGATATATCATAACTATCACATCCGAAAGCACCACAGTGATCGTTACCTGGATATTTCGTATTACCTTTTACTACAACCCTGTTTTGCATATGCACAGAAGGCACCCAGCTAACATTGAACCTACCGTTTTTATTTGGTACAAATATTACCTTAGTGTCTTTTATACCGTTTTCCCACATAAAACTTCCAGTGGTTATTATCGATGTATTTCTAAGGTCTTCGTTATAATCTATTTGTTCGTATATCTTTGTTAAGTTAAACAGAGATTGCTTTGCTTCGTCTCTAAAAGCGTGTTGCTCTGTTCTTGGAAACTGACGATAGTATTCATTTAAACCATCTTGATCTCCTTTTAATCCTTCAACTTCATTGGTCCAGTATTCAATTACACCTTGTTTTATAGGTGATCCGTCAGGCCCTTCAGCTGGTTTTTTTGGCGTTTCAAATACAGGAAATCCATAAGAATCAATGTAGCCTTCGTAGTTCCATTCCATAGGAATGAACAAGCTATAGAGTCCCGAACGAGTCTGTCCATTTGCATTTCTTTTTGTTGCGTCGGAGTCATAATATAGTTTTTTAAAGTTCTCGCCACCTTTATCTAAAGCATTTGATGTTGAACCCATCATACACTTACCTATGATTTTTGAACCTAATCTCAAACAGGTTTTTGTAACCCTCCAGTTATTTAATATGTTTGTAGGTCTTTCCCATTTACCACTTTCATCGTGGACTAGTAGTTTTAATTTTTCACCGTCGTACGAGTTGTCCCCGGTGTTCTTCCAGTCGATCGTTGTATCGAGCCCGGTAATCTCTTGTAGCTTCTCATTGGTGTCAAGCTTTTTTCTCGTAAATTTGGACGCGGGAACTCTGTACGCAAGCTCCGTTTTTGGCCTGTCCATACCGTCCTGGATTGGCTTGAAGAAGAAGGGATAATTAACCGAGATGGGTACCACTTTATCAGTAAACATCTTTTTCGCATCTGGACCAGACTTTGATAAAATTCCGAATCTGGAGTCTGTGGATATTGTAGCTTGATTAACCGTTTCGCCTGAGGCCATGAAAGAAAACCCTGACCGTCTGTTCTTAAGATAGCACATTCCGT